ATTTTTTACCTCCTTGTGTTTTTTCCTGGTCACTTAATCTATTCGCAAGAAAATTAAATTTGCTAAAAAAAAAAAGCAATTTAACAAAAAATGTTCCATTTCTTGTTAAATTGCACTGCTTAAGGTTAATCTATGCATTTTATATATTTATTTCACGGTTTCATTGACGACAAGGAACCTGGGACTAAACTTAGAAAATCGTCTGTTGGTCGGTCTAATGCCCCACCAACACGATTTCTAGTTTAATCTGTCCCAGCTTATCGTCAACGAACTTTCGCGACATAAAACGTTCACTGACCCCTAAAAAGACGAATATTTCTTGTCCTGGAGAGTGTCACGTCGGCATTAAAAACCGAATATTTTTACACGTGTAAAAATATGATAAAATAGTCTTGCTATCTGCCCCAATAGTGAATAACTTGAAGGGAGGTATTATCTAATGGATATCTTGCTCGAGCTCTTGCTCAACATCGTGGCTAACGTTGTCGCTTACTTCGTTTGCAAGTGGTTAGATGATGAGCTTAATCGATAGCTAGCCCTACCCGTTAATCTCTTTTGAGAACGTAAAAAAAGCCCTCAGGAACGGCAATTCCTGGGGGCTTTGGTATATTCTAACGAATATCTTTGCTTGCTTATAGTATAGCAGATTTCAAAAAATATGCAATCATTACAATTTACTTGATGAAATAGTTTTGTTTCGTTGCGTTCCAGATTGCAACGATTTTAGTACCGTCTGAAACTTCACTATCGTCTGTAGTATGTACTAAATCACCATTTTCAGCATCATCTAGGGCTAGTTTCTTCTTGATTTCCTTAAATAGCCCGCCATAACCTAACTGCCGTTTTCGATACAGCCCGTTATACAAATCATCAACCACCTGGGCATTCTCAATACTTAGTTCAAATGGTTTCATTGGATATTTTGCCGTTTCAAGAATAGCACCATGAAGCCCTTTGCCCTGGTCCTTAACTGCCCTAATATCGACCATTGGCACATAATCAACCTTAAGAGATTTAGCCCACAATTCAGCCCACTCTTCCTGGCTGATATAATTATTTCCTCGACCACTGAAATAGTTAGGTCTGACAAATAGAAGTACATGGATATGCGGGTGATAGTCTTTTCTGTCTTCGTTGTAAGTAACCTCAATAGAACGAAGATAGCCCAGTAAATTTGCTTGCACTTTTTTATATTTAAACAAACGATTAAAAGCTTGTGTTAAAGAAGAAAGAGTTGATGATAAATTTTCCCCCTCAACATTCTTCACCGTCAAAGTCAGAAATAGAAATCGACCTTTCGGAAATTGCTTCATAGCTTCATTGACTATGCAGGCTGTTTGATAAGAATATTTCATTGACCGCCTCCAGTTGCACATTTGACAGAGCTTATTTTTACAGAAATAAGCCTGATATAGTTTCAATCTTCCGTCTGGTTGCTTATGAAATCGTAAAGCCTCTGCACATGATGAAACACGTTCAACCATGCTCAGCTTATAATCTAAATTCTGAAAGACTTCCGACAATTTCAGACTAGCTATCTTGCGACCTCGCCAATCCCTTTTCTTGCCTTTTGAGTTCTTGTCTATGAGTATTTGAGCTTGATTTTGAGTATGCTCCATGTTATAATTTACCTGTAATTACAAAGAATATAAAAAAAGTCCTTGCATTTTCAACCTTTCTTTTAAATTTGAATTAGACACTTAAATTATAACAGAAAGCTTGAGCAGAAACAAGGCTTTTTTTGTACCTAAAAACCCAGTCGTATCAAGGGTTTAAGCCACATCTAAGCTATATATTTTAAAATCTTGTTATTTCTATATGTATCAAGATAAGAAGAAAGCTCCTGCGGAGCTTTCTCAAAAGGGGCTTGCAGCCCCTTTTTTAGCTCTCTAACTCTTTTGTTAGCTGCTCAATTTTAGCGTAACTGTCATACAGTTCTCGAAGTCGTTTTGTCTGCACAAAATTCTTCCGCCACAATCTCCGAAGTTTCATTTTCACTTCTGGGCGGTCGCAAACTGCATTGTATTCTTCTGCGTCGAATGCTTTGGTAAAGGTCCAACGACCTGCAAGGGTGCGGCAGTCTACAACCTCAAAAGTCTGTTCTCGAAGCTGTTTCACAACCCTGGTAAATACCTGAGATGTACCAACAATTTTTATACGCTGTTTCCGTTGTTGTGTAATCTCTGCCAACAAGCCCTCTGGGAAGTTCTTCCAGCTGGCCGAGTTGTATTCGTTTTGGATTTCATCGATGGCAAAAATAACACCGTCCAGCCCGTTGCGAACTGTAAAAATCTGCTTCCAGTCAATCATTGGCAAGGTTTGATGAACGTAGCCAAAATTCGTACAGATAATGGCTTTAGGATACTTCTTCCTCATTCGTTCCAAGTACTCTGTCATTGCCATTGTTTTACCTGCTCCTTGCCTGCCACAGTACAATGTTAGGCCGTACTCTCTGAAATCTTGACCATTCTTAATTCTTGAAAAAATGTCATGAAATAAGCAACCGAAAAATATCAAGAATTTCAGCCAAAATGATTTATTTGATAGTGTTTCAAAGCGTTGTTCACCGCTCCTTTTTTTAATTTTCATATCTCCTCCAGAAAAGCGCTGCAGCTCGCGCGCGAGCATGCAGACGCTTTTTTCTTTGTCGTTTTCTTTAATTCAAAATCGGTATGCGGTGAACAATCCAGTTGATACACTTAATTACAAATAAAGTCACATAAAATCCAGAAATGACACCGATACATATAAATAAATCTGAAAATGGAATAATTACGGATGCCTCATATAACACTCCGTAAATGCTAGAAACTGCTGAAGCAAATCCCTCAAAAAATGTTATTCGTGGAATTAAACTAATAAGCCATTCTAACAAGCCTACACACATATCTATAAGCCCCTGTAACATCTTTAATCCTCCGAAACTTTGTAGAATTTACGCATGAAAAACAAAGCCGTCAGCAAGTAAAATATGCCACTAATGAAAGGCTTAGCCTTGACGGCAAAGGCCGTCATAGCACTCCCAGACACAACTACATGAGTACCAAACCCAGGCAAAGTAATTCTAATATCATCAAATGCCGACTTATCGCCAAAACGATAATTAAAGGCTTGAATATTTGGGAATTTGCTATTGAATGCTAATCTTAGATTTTTAATCCTTGCATCTAACCAGGCCTGGTCAACTCCAAAGGCCCAAGTCAGAGCATCAGTCCAAGCCTTAGAAATTGCTCCAGGAATAGCCGTGATAGCCGTCCAGATGTCTGTCAGCCATTTAATCAAACTATCCCAAAATGCTTGCAAACCTACTAGGATAGCCGCAGGAAGCCCTAAAATCGCATCTAAGAGCTTTTTAAGCCACTCCCATAGTTTCGACAGCCAATCCCAACCAGCTCCCACACCGGCCGAAGCTGTCCCAGTCATGCTATCTATTGCCGTATCTGCTCCAGTATTTACCGCTGTATCTACTCCAGATTTAATTTTAGTAAGGTCTTGTACTTGCGTGTCTGTTAAATTGTGATTTGAAATGGTCGGAATAGTTGCCAATGTTGCACCAGTCACATCTGCATTCTGATCAAATGTGACTGTTGTAGAACTATCAGGGAAAGCCGTTTGAACGTACTCATCAACTTTCTGAGAAGTAATTGCTGTTGATTTGGCACCTTCAAGCGAAACCTTATCATTAGACCGCTCTCCCAAACCAATTTCTGGTATCGATACACCTGTAACCGTGTAACTCTTATTATACGGACCTTCAATATAAATGCTAAAGGTGTTTCGAGCAGTTCCACTATTTGAAAATCTTTTCCTTAACTGCACAATTTGACCAGATGAATTTCGAATAATTTCTGTATCTGTATAAACACTTCCGTTTCGTTGTAATTTTAAATTTAGATTGGTTGGAGCTACATCAACGATTACAGTAATAGCAGGTACTAGATAATCTCTACCCTCAACAAATTTCATGCTAGCCCCTCCTAGCCAACCTGAACCAGTTGGTTTAGTTCCTACTTGTAATTGAGCTGTATCACTTCCAACCAACATACGAATATTAGTAAACGTTCCTGTATGAAACTGTAAACCACCTGTATAATGAACAGATTGATTGTATCTATCTAACGTATTGCCTGTTTTATTTGCTACGTTCTTAACCGCTGTTTTAAAAACATCATTAACCTTAACTGATGAACCTGAAATAAAATCGCCAACACTATGCCCCATTGCAACTAACTCATTAGCAACAGATTGCCCAAATGCTTCTATCTCATCCCAATTACTGATTGTGTAACCAAGCAACAAGAAAGCCGCCAAACCAATCAGAATAACAGGAATTACTGCTGGATTTAATGCACCAATCACCATACCGCCACCAGTTAGAACACCTGCATCAGCTTTAACTGTTTTAGGTCTATGGACTGCACCAAATATCAGCAAGAAAATACATATCCAAATCTGACATTTTTTCAATATTTTTTTCATTTGTATCCTCCTAACAAAAAAAGGGTACAAGCTGAAACAAGTACCCTTTTTCCGAAAATTATTAAAAGAATTTTTTGATAACTTTCGGAACTGCTGAAACACCTAGCGACAATGCAAGGATAGACAACCCAGCTGGAACGATAGCTGTAATGCTGTTAGTGACTGCTTGTACGACTGGTTGAATAAGTTCTGCTGTAATCATGTGATTACCTCCTATAAAAAAATTTTTTTAATTTTAGGTGTTTAACGTCTCCTCAGACAAGTATTAAATAAATTCTTTTAGGAGATTATGGAGAAATAAGATAATGAGGATAGCAGGTATAAAAAGTAATCCGTAACTATTGATTACAGAGGTCTGTAATTTCATTCCCTCGTAATCTTTAGAAATTGTAGTCACTAGTTTTTGAACTTGTTTCGTTGTCTCTGAGGTTTTCAATTCGGAATAGCTAGAATTTAATTTTTCAAGTTCTTTCAGAATGGCGTCATCTGAGGAAGGTGGTTGCTCCTGGATAACTTTTGTAAGATTTTCCAAGGCTGTCAGGCTTTTCTCTTCAGCCGTCTGCTCCCCTCTTTCAATGCGTGCCTGTTCTTCGGCTTGCTTTTGCTTTTCTGCTTCAACTCTTGTGGTTTCAGTCTGTTTCAGTTGTTCATTTATCTTCTTGAGTTCATTCTCAATATTTTCGTTCTGTTGTATTTGCCGGTCTATCTTCTCAAGGAGAGCCTTGTTATAAGCGGCAAAATCTTCACTAGACACTCCTTCCATTGATTAAGCAGCCTTGTCTAAATCTACTGGCTGAATGTTTTCGAAATGGTCAAATTTGATACGTTTAGTAGCAATATTTAACTGCATGTGCATCTCTGCGACAGCTGGGAAACTTGCTCCCGCGTATGCTGCAAACTGTGCTTGAGTCAAACTATACTTAACTGGCAATAATCCAACTTGATTTGTTGGGTCTTCATTTGTCAAAGGTAACACCCACAAAGAAACCCCTGCAACTTGATTACCTGTTTTTTCATCGGTAAAATCATAGGGACGAGCTCCAAGAATTAAAACATCATTTTTCATTTTTTACCTCCTTGTGTTTTTTCCTGGTCACTTAATCTATTCGCAAGAAAATTAAATTTGCTAAAAAAAAAA